AGACTTTGAGCAAATAGGGGGACACTATGGCGCTAATTGACCTAAATCTGCTGATTGCTTCTACTGGTTGCAACAATCTTCGAGCCAAGATATGGATCAACCCAATCTCAGTTGCTTGCGAGAAGTACGGCATAAATACCCACGTTCGAGCCTGTGCATTTCTTGCACAAGTTGGAGTTGAGTCTGGCGGGCTGTCGCAGGTGGTTGAGAATCTAAACTATAGCGCAGACGGTCTTACTAAGGTTTTTGGTAAATATTTCAACGCAGAAGATGCCGCTAAGTATGCAAGGAAGCCTGAGTCAATCGCCAATCGAGTGTACGCTAACAGGATGGGCAATGGACCAGAGTCTAGCGGAGACGGTTGGAGATACAGGGGAATGGGTTTGATCCAGCTTACTGGAAAGACAAATCGCATTGCATGCTCTAAGGCGCTAGGAATTGATCTTATTGCCAAGCCAGATTTGCTTATCCAGCCTGACGTTGCCGCTTTATCGGCAGCTTGGTTTTTCGTGGACAGTGGTTGCTTGCCGCCATCTGACGCTGGAGACGTGAGGAAGGTAACTCGTCTTGTGAACGGCGGATACCACGGATACGACAGGAGGCTTGAATTGTTTAACGCTGGAATGAGGATAAAATAATGGACTGGAAGGATGTTGCTGGGGCCGTTGGGAAGTTTGCGCCTATGCTTGGATCGCTACTTGGCGGCCCTGCAGGCGCGGTAATTGGTGGTGTTGTGTCGTCAGCGCTTGGTACTGATGCTAAGCCGCTGTCTGTCAGTAAGGCAATCGCTGAAAATCCAGATGCTGCGCTAAAGCTGGCTCAAATTGAGGCTGACCACAGGATAAAGTGGCAGGAATTAGCGGTCGATCAGGCAAAGGCAGAGATTGCTCTAGTTGCACAACAGTCTGGCGACATTAACAAGACCATGCAAACTGAGGCTGCTAGTGAGCATTGGCCTACGTACTCTTGGCGTCCATTCATCGGGTTTGCTGTTGGCATCAATGTTCTTCTATCGTCAATTATACCTGTTGGAGTGTTTTTGGCTGTGATATTTGGATCGCAATCATCAGCTTCGGCGCTTGGCGCTCTGCCAATGGTGCTTGGCGCTCTTGCGGCCGTTAACGGTACAGTACTGCCAATACTTGGCATCGCCAGCTGGTTCCGTGGTAAGGCTCAGGCCGACCCATCGATACCAACAAGCAACAAGGGATAAAAGATAAGCCGGGCAAAACACCCGGCTTTTTTCATTAAACCAACTCCTCACGTATAACTCGCTCGCAGTTCTGCACGGCCGACAGGATTGCAGCTGCAGTCTCTAGCCTATCCTTAAAATACGAGCACCTAGCGATTTCTGTTTGCTTATACATCTGAAACGCCTTTGATCGCAAATCAACTCCAAGTGGTACTACAGGCTGGAAGATATCGTCATCTTTCTCAAGAGCAAAAGCACCCGGAATCCACATCTGTTGCATAGAGTATGCCATGCGAGAAGGTTTTTTCATTTCTTTCCCTTTGTCAATTTTTCCACTTGCGATGCATTTAGTTCAAGCGCTTTAGCCAGATTAAGACCGTCACATTTTCCTGACTCGTAATCGTCTGCCAGTCCGATTTGCATTTCCAGTAGCGCTATGGTTTTCATGGCCGCAGCTGACTCTGTTTCGTCTAGCGCACCGAATTGCATTAACTTCCTGCGCACTTCGATGCCGGTTTTCGCTGCCATCCTAACTGACTGCATCAGGTGCAGCACAACGTCTCGTGCGGTTATTTCCTTATGTTCGTTGTCGTTTAGCATTCCTTACCTCCAGCATCATCAAATAATTTTTATACGCGTTAACAGGGCTTGATCCAAATGCACGAACCCCTGCGAATTCTGCGCACATCCATAAGCCAGTATTCCTTCCCTTTACGATGTGAGGCTTCATTTTGACACACCCCACTTATTTTGCTCGCTTATGGCATGCATGGCTTTTATGTAGCCTGCGTCATAGCCTTCTCTGTATTTTAGTATGCGTACCCTTTCCACTTCTTCCTTCCAGTAGCAAACATCACAAAGATGCTCGTTTACTCCTATCTTTCTCCCGTTCTGGCCGGGATTTATAGCGTGACTTCCACACCTAGCGCACTTATTCATTACCCTTGCCTTTATCTGCGTCATCATCATCGCTGTGATTCATGACGACATCCCAAACGATGTCAATGGCATTGGCAATGCCATACACAACACCTTTTTCGAAATCATCGTTCCAAGTGTCGTCAGCATCGTGCAGCGCCCTATCCAGCTCGTCAATAATCTTATGCAATATAGCGCTCATTATTTCACGTCCTTTGTTTTATCCATGACACCGTCACGCTTTCCTGCTGCGATGAAATTTTCTAGCACTTCAATTGCGTCCTCAAGTCCAGACAAGTATCCAGTAGGGTAGTTAGCCCCCTCCCACCGCCCATCCTTGTAACTTGCATGCATTTCTATCAGTTCTTTAAGCGCAAGTTTAATCATGTCCACTATCCTTGATCGTGTAATGCTTCGGATTTTTGTCTTTGTGCAATTCCTTCAGCCTCTGCACATGTGGCGTTAGCGAGTCCACAGTTTTACGATAGTCTATCTTGTACGCTCTGTCATCCTCAAAATTTCCAGCCGACATGGAATCTACAATAATCGCCAGCCCAGCCAGTAGAGCCGATAGGTGAGGCACTCCATCGTCCGGGTCAACTTCCTCACCCTCCCACCAGGCATCGAGATGGCGCCTTAATGCATCATAGTAAGTTGAGGCCTTGACCCCTGTTGGCCGGAAGTTGCTGCGGCCGTACTTGAGCGCCCCGTTAAGCAGGCCGATACACCCGTATGCAGTAGCAGTTGTTGGCCAAAGGTGCATTGGCAGCTTGTTGCTGCCGATTGCTTCCTTTGGGTTGGTTTCTTTGGTTGTCATTGGCCGATACCTAGATGGAAGTGCCTGTTAATGGAGTTTACGTGCATATCCACAGTAGCTGCGTCCCTCCATTGCGTAAATGAATATTCTGGGCCATAACCATCAATGTCAAATACGCTGCCTGTAATTCGTTCCTCAACCTGCAGTACAAGTACTTCCTTACGAAATAGGCGATGTTGCGCTCTGTATCTGGTTTGCCCAGTAAGTACTACAGTCTCTGTTTTCATTCTTCAATCTCCAGTGGAAACACTCCGATGATAGAAAACGTTTCGCGAACAGTAGCAGCAAACTATCTAGCTTTTTGCTCACTATCGAACAGCTGCTCCATCACTTGCCTGATACCTTCAGTATCCTTAATCACCACAACCCACACAGTGCGCTTTTTCAGCACTTCGAATAAATGTCCGTATGGGCGACCATTCATGTAAAGCGTGCGTCGATTTCCCCAGTGTAAACCACGCCATCCGCCGTGATTATGACTATGCTTTGCTCACTGCTACCTCTTGCGTTGTAAATGATACGGTCAACTGGCTCGCCTGCATCAGTGGCAAGCGCAGCCCCAGCCAGCGCACGTACTAAATCAAATGGTTTCATTTTACTTTCTCATGTCTTATATATCAGTTATAGACAATCTCACACAAAAAGCAACCTACATCGACAGCGCAGACGTACACACAGCCCTAGCCGCAAGATCGCCAGACGCAACAAGCTTCAACTGGTCGCTAGGCAGTGACGCTACCATCTGATTCTGCACGTCAGGAATGTAAGAAGCGCACTCGTTGCCATCGGTGAAAGCCTTGAGTTTCGACTCATGCACAATGACGCCTTGCGCTGTGAACAGGTAAAACACTAGTGTGTATATCATTGTAATCTCCTATGCCAAAATGGCCGCTACAGTATCAATCGCATCTTCTAGCGTATCTACCCTGAAGCCGATTGCCTCTGAAATCATGCAATGCTCGTGGATGTTTCCTTTCTCCATGATGCAAACGATTGGAGTGCGCTTAAGGTCTGCCCACGCGATTTCCATCACCGTACCAACAGACACGCGAGTTGCGCCAAGAAAGTTAACCAACAGCACGTCACATCGCGTTGCGTCGAAGCGGTCGCGCGTCATTATTCCACGTGGGGTTGATAGTGGTGAGTAGTGAGCGTAATCATCAGCTGTTGCGCTAAGCTGGCCGTGTCTCCGCAGGAACTGCTTGTGTCTGAGTGGGCTCAGTGCAACGATTCCGTATGGCTCAAGCAAGTCCTCTGCCGTATACCTCCAGTCCTCGCTATCATCGTAAGTGAGTCCAGATATCGGCCCTGCAAGGTATACCGTTTTGCTCATGCTTTGTCCTCCAGCAAATCTCCTATTTTTGCGTGCAGCGCAACAAGTTCAGCACGGCTTAGCGTAACATCAATACTTGAGCTATAAGCCCCACGCGCGAAATCAATCTCTAGGTAAAATTCTTGTTTTCGCGTCCCAAGCGTTATTTCCAATGAACCTGCGCTTTGCATTGCAAGATAATTTGACATCTCATTCTCCTTGTTGGTTGCTTATGCCGGCTTGGTTACGTATGGCTTATTGCATACGTACACGTGCTGCACTATGTAATCTGCTGACTCTTTTACGAAGAGCGCCTCGCCACGAGAGACAATCACAAAGGCTCCATCATTGTGTTGATTGAATGATACAATATTCGATGTATTGATATATAATTCATCGTCAAACAGCGAAGTCAGCTTAATAAATTCCATCTCATTCTCCTTTGTGTGCTTTACACATTGCCATCAGCATTGATTTATGCTCAGTCCAAAATTCCAGCGCACCATCGTCCATCTTTGATATTTCTTCGTCGGCAAACCCCTCCCATTCTGCGTGCGTAAAGCACTTACACCCAAGTCGCATGTGATTGTCAGATATCAGGCACCAGTACTTAATCCCGCACAAAGTCAATGTAGTCTTACGTAGCGGATCACCGTACAGGTCGGCACCGCGCAGGTCGGCACCGCACAGGTTGGCACCGCGCAGGTCGGCATCGCGCAGGTCGGCACCGCGCAGGTCGGCACCGCACAGGTTGGCGCCGCGCAGGTCGGCACCGTACAGGTTTGCACCTCGCAGGTTGGCATCGCACAGGTTGGCACCGTACAGGTTGGCATAGCTCAGGTCGGCACCGCGCAAGTTGGCACCGTACAGGTTGGCACCGTACAGGTTGGCATCGCGCAGGTCGGCACCGCGCAGGTCGGCACAGCACAGGTTGGCACCGCGCAGGTCGGCACCGTACAGGTTTGCACCTCGCAGGTTGGCATCGTACAGGTTGGCGCCGAGCAGGTCTTTAGCGTCAAGCTCAAGCAACAACTCCCCGCTGGCGTTTAGTATCTTAATCATCTCAGTCTCCTGTTGTGTATCTGCAGCATAGTACACGAAACACATCAAACCAAGGTAATTCCTACCGAACCGTGGTATTGCTCAATCTCAACTGGCTTCCAAGGTTCCTGCGAAAAGTCGTATCCTTTTGCCAGCAAGTATCCGTCAAGCCAGTCAGCGTACCGCTGCACTCCATCGCTACCAAGCGCCGTTGCTGGTTTGAATGGGTTATCAGTTGCTTTCATTCCGGCTTTGGCCGCACCAGTTCCCATGTTAAATGCCAAACTATTTTTTTTCATGGTCGTTCCTCCAGTGAATCTCTAGCCCATATTTCAGATTTATCTCTTGCGCCCTTGGCCCTTTGGCACTTGTCGTTACCGTTACACGACCACGATGAGAAGAAGTACTGCGGACGTAACTCATACCAATGCCATCGTCTGTCGTAGTCCATTGCGAGATAATTTGCCCACTCTGGCGCGTCCTTCCAGTCCGGTTTCATTGCATTTCCTCCAGTGTCTCGTACCAAGGAACCGATCCAAGAATTTCAAATCCGGCGTACACCATTCTACCGTTGCTACGCCATACATTTCGCTCTCGACCCTGTATGCCAGTTGACACTATTGGAAATGGTATATTCTCGTGCCAGTACACCTCACCGCTATGGTCTCTAGCACGATACTTAGCCCAGCTTGGCTTTTCCTTCCAGTCATCTTTCATGATTTGCCCTTTCATCTGCCGTGAGCTTTCTTTAGGTCTTTCTGGAAAATCATCGCTTTTTCAATCTCAGTGGCAGTAAGGTATTTTCTGTTGCTAATATACACTTCAAGCATATTGTACATGTCGTAATAATCTTCCAGAGTTTCTAAAGTTATAGTTATCGGTGTGTATTGATATGTCTGAATTTTAGATATATTCATTTTCATTCACCTTTCATCGTGTTATTCCAAGCACGCACGGCTCCAAGAGCCGATATCTGGCTTGTACCAGTGCGACTGCAGCTTAGGCACGTCACAAAAAAGATCGTGCGGCCCTCGTACCTCATGGTGTCGCGCACAACCAGTGGGTGCCGATAGCCGCACTTGCATGGCCCGGGGTCTGCGTATTCGATGGCGCTTTTCATGTCGAGCAGTTCGTTGAAAGTATCTACAATATATAGCCATAGTGCTTTCAGTTTTGTCATTACATCACCTCTCTGATATTTACCGTGTGGCGCTCTACCTCTCCGTACTCTTTGTGCATTACGATGCACTTGCTGTCCTGACCAGATCGATATCCTCCCCATGCTGCATATGCATCCTTTGCGGCAAGAGTTCTGAATGACTCAACCTTTACGCCCGGATACTCCTTTAGCGTGTCGTGGTGGATATGACCAGTCATCCAGTAGCGATGCTCAGTCTCACCCCAGTCCCTAGCGCGATCAGCTGCCATAACCCCAGGAAGTCTATCAGCCTTGCATGTATGTCCGTGGTGAGCGCCAATCAGCACTTTGCCGAATCGCACGTAATGGAACGGTGCCGGGCTAATGTCAATAATGACTCGTGGCTCATTTTCGTAGATGTTAGCAAGCGCGACTGAAAGGAACATTGCTCCTGTATCGTCATGATTTCCGATTACGTTGATAACCCTAACCGTTCCGTGAATTTCCAGCGCTGACTCGATCATCCGCCGCATGATCTTCATGCCTACTCGGATCATCTTTGAATATCTGCCGTCTAGGTCAAGGTGGTGGCCAGAACGCTGTGTCACACCTTCTGTGTTGTCGGCGTGGAAAAAGTCACCCAAGTTTAATATTACAGCTTGCTTGCAATGCGGTGCAGTGCGAACAAGTCGATCAAACACCTCTGTAAACTTTGCCTCTGCAATCTTTAGATCCCAGTCCTCTCCGCATTCCTCGCCCCACGCCATCATCCCAATATGAGGGTCTCCAAGTGGGTACACCGCCATCAATTCGTCGTGATACTTTGCAAGCTCTTTACCTGACAAGGTTTTTCGTGGCTCTAAGCGTGGAACGTCATCTGTCAGGGCCTTAATTGCCTCTTTCATCAACTCCAATTGCTTTTCTTTGGCGATGTTTGTTTTAGTCCACAGCAGGCTGCCGTCTGGCTCTTTCGTCATGCGCGAAGTGCCAGTCACAAAGTGTCCGGCTGGCACGGCTGAATCGAGATTGTTCTCAGGGTCTTTGCCAGACATCGCGGCCCGCTGCTGCACCTTGTGGAAAATCTCGTGCACGCTTGTGTATGCAGAGCCAAGCGCTTTTGCCGCCGCTCGCAATGACCCGTGCTCGATGACAGCAAGCACAACTTCTTTCTGGCGATTGGTTACACAGAAGTCAAGATATTTTTCGTTGATATTCATGCTTTCCCCTGTTTAGTCAAAGTAGCCGTAGTCGGCCGCGTAAAAGTCTTTCGTCTCGTTTGCTACTGAGTCGTAGCCATCAAGCCAGTTGTCCTTGTCTGGCGAGAAATGGTGAGGACAGATACCCCTGTCCACACCAAGCATTGCAGCTGCTCGGCCCTCGCTGTAGTGCAATTTTTTCAGCGCATCGCTGATGCCTTCATAAGTGAGGGACGCCATGTTTACTCTCCTATGTCAGAATGGAATTGAGTCGTCATCAAAGTCAACATCTCTATCTACCTTCTTTTGCGTGCGTTGTGGCTTGTCATCTTGCGCATAATCGCCACCAGACTTGCCGCCAAGCATCTGCATGCGATCACCCTTAATTTCTACGCTTACCTTTTCGTTTCCTTCCTTATCCTTGAACTTCTTGGTAACGATAGACCCCTCCACGTAAACTTGCGAGCCTTTTGTCAGGTACTTGGCTGCCACATCTGCCGTCTTGCCGAAGAATACAACGCGGTGCCACTCAGTGGTTTCTACTTTCTGGCCAGACTTATCCTTGTACGAGTCTGTTGTGGCGAGAGAAAATGTCACCACAGAGTCTCCAGATGGAAGCTGCCTTGCCTCTGGATCGCGACCCAAATTGCCCACCAAAATCACCCTGTTTACTGATGCCATATTAAATCTCCTGTTAAGAAAGTTCAGTCTTGCGTTTGTCGTACATAACCTTAATTTTTTGCTGCTGTAGCGCACTTGCCTTTTTCCACGATGCTGCGAACACTTTTTGCAGCGACTCGATGCTATCAGACTCTGTTATTGCCACCTCCAAATCCTCAAGCGATACCTCAGACTTAACTTCGCTGGAAAACTCCTTCCTTAAGTCATTTACATACTTGTTATCATCAAACTTTCCCAAGAAAACATCTGCATTAAAGCCCAAGTGGGACAGTCCCTTGGTAAGCGCGTCGGTGGTTGCTTTTTTGGGTGCGTCATCATCTAGCCTTCCCTTTGCGCCAATCATTTCAGTCACTCCCCTTATCGGGCCGTACTTGTTTGCTCTGCTGCCATGCCATATCGTCACGTCAGCAACGGCAAGCAGGAAGCTGCCAGCGGTGATTGTAGAGTGCTCTACATCATACCCCCAGCCAACACCAACTGCACCAAACTGCTGCGTTGCACTCATTATCTGATAGTGCGCATCAATTGCTGTAAATTTACGCCCTATTGATACTGTCTTTGTGTGGTTTGGGTCTGTTTTTGACACGGCATCCCATATCTTCATTGTTTCCATGCTGATCCCCTATTTGATTTGCAGGTTATGCTTTTCGACAAGAGTCGCACCATCAATCGCGATGCCTTGCTTTAAGTCCTGACCGATCAGCCTCTTGTCTACCGACTCAACAACGCTCTGCTTGATATACTGCGGTGGTAGCTTTGATTCGTCGTCGATCTGCACTGACGTGCTCTTTCGTGAACCCAGCTTAACTTGCGCGTCGGACGGCCACCTGTCTTGCTGCGAGCACATGCTAAGCAGGTACTCAGAAAGATACTCTGCGCGCTTATCGAGCCGCTTCACCCTGTCCTGCATGGGCGTCATGGCAGACTTTATCGCATCACGCTCAGCTTCCAGCGACTTGATGTACTTCGCGACATTCAGCGCCTTGTCGTCAAATGACAGCGCGAGAGAATCAATCCTTGCGCCATATGCCGCGTCGTCAATCTCGCCGGTTTCCAAGTCAATTCCAGGCGCTGACAGCTGCTCGAACAGGTCTTGTGAGATTTGATACAGATTCATCGCATCGCTCCTTTTGCGTAGTCATTTGACGCCTCATCCTCTAGGCACCACAGCAGGCCTCTAGCTGCCGTTAAGTCGCCGCGCTTAACCTCTGCAAGTATCATTTCATTGAGCATCAGCGTGCGCTCGTTGCGGCCAACCATATCGTTCAGGTCGTACTCTGCCAGATACTCTGCCTTGGCAGTATCGAAGTCATCAAACTCG